TCCGCCTGGAATATCAAACAACGTATTTCTATTTACATTAGGTGTATTCGTCAGAGAATTTTGTAATCCAGTTAATACTTCTTGTTTCGCAACTTGTTTTAAATTCAAATTCTTAAATGTATTATACGTAGTACCTGCTTTTTGTATAGCACCTAGGATGTTGCCATTTGCTAGATCCGTCATCGCACCACCCGCTGCATCAACTAATCCACCTTGACCTAGAATAGTACCATTAGAGCCTGGTTTTGCGATAGGGCTTAAACGCCTATCATAACTATCATTCATTCCAAATCCAGTGACTATGTTGCTAGGAGTTCTTCCATCCATATTACCTGAGTCATATACTACAGTTTCATAATCTATGTCCATGGTATGCTCCATAGTGCCGCTGCCTTCAGCGTAGCTATAGGTATCATGGTTAAATCGTGTAATGATGGGATTGATTAAAGTGTATGCTGAAAATTTATGCTGGTTAAATCCAAACACTGTTATATTTTTAAAAAACGGAACTTTAATAGTATTTGGTCCTGAAGGCAGCTTTGTCTCACCTATATACCCCCAATCATTATTACTAGTAAAATCAGGAGCATACGGAGTTCTGGAATTATAATCAACCACTGTACCTTTAGCAGAAGCAGCACCACCGGGCGCTGGGCCTGCTGCTCCCCGAGCACCTGTAAAACTCACACTAGGTTTGGTACCATCTGCGTAGTAGTAACCGTAATATGCTCTCCACAAATCTCTAATTAGGTTGTTATTATCATCGTGGAATGATATGCTGATTGGTTCATATTTAATCTTGGTCTGAACTATTCTTTTACGATTGTACTGATTTAACTCGTGGGTAGCAAACGAAAAAGAAGGAAGCTTTACTGTTTTAACCAGTAACCCGAAATTAGCACCAGTACCTACATTTTGATTATAGGCTTGGGTGTTGATGTCAAAGAAAGTATGGAATAAAAACTTTAATTTAGGAGAATAGGCGTAACCGTTAGTCCTAAATGTTTTTGCTGCGTGCGTGTAATCCCGTAGGTATTCGCTGCCGAAGAATGCTCCGGCAGCGTCCGTAAGAAGATTTTGTATAAATCCCGCCATATGACGTTAGATATATTAAGTTGCTGCGCCAATACCTGTTGTCGATGCTCCGCTTAGAATACGACCAATAGAAGCACCTACACCAGCAGTTAATGGCGATTGAACTGCATTATCATAACGAATTGTCATTGCAATAGTAACTACCTCATTAGTAGCATAGTTCAATGCATTGTAATTAGCTACTTGTAAGAAACAACCGTATAATTCCCACGTTTCAAGAACTGCTGGTGCTGATGCTCCGTTGCCACCGTCTAATATTTCAACGTTAACTTGAAACTTATAGTCTTGCCCGGTTGCAGCACTAGCTTGTTCTACAAAGTCCAATTGCTTTTGCAATTGTTGACCGACTGCTCTAGACACGCTTCCAGTAGCATCATCTCTGACGTTTACTGTGAACGGTGCCCAAGAATGCTTGCCCGCCAAGTATAGAGTAGAGTTGTATACTGGTATTGTGATTTCGGTGAAAGTTAAGTTAGGACGTGAGCAATCAATAACTTGCTTGGTTAATTGCAATCCATTAACTGCATCAACACCGAAATTCAAAAAGTTAACTCTGAATCTATATTGTAGTTTAGGCATCAACATGCCTTGATTGCCACCAGCATTATCGCTGGCTACAGTCATATTAAACAAACTTTGGCTAGCTGTCGCCATAAATTATTCTCCTTGTGGCACTTTGGCCGTTAAAATTTTCTGAGAGCAAAAATCAACACGCCACCTTGACATATTATTTATCACTCGCAAGTTGCCACATTGTGGACATATTTTCATATTAATACTATTTATCTTTAATGGGTGCCCCTTCCGAGGCACTCATTTTACTTACGCACCTGACAGTTCACCGGTGTTCAATATACGAACTGGGATGTAGATAAATTCAGCTGCCTTAACCGGCTCCACCGCAACGTCGATCCAAAGTTCATTTCTATCGATTCTAGCAGGAGTATTGTTTGACTCATCACACACCACTAGATAATCGTAAATGCCGCGTTTTGCAACCAAGTCAATCATTAACGACTCCATTACGCCTGCAATCTGTTTACGTGTTAATGCATCGTTAGGTTCAAACACAAACGGTCTTGCTGCTAGTGTTAGTTGACGACGCATATAAGCAATAAGTCTTGCAACGTTGGTTCTATCCAATGCGCTAGTCGAATTGAAGCTTGTTTTATTACCATAATTCAACAAGCCATTACCAGTGAAGAACACTAGCGGGTTGATGAAGTTAATGTATAGAACATCACGGATACCGATACGTGTTTTGATAGTCACAAATTCACCAGTGACTCTATTAATATAGCCAATGTTTGCTGCATTATCAATGATACCGCGGCGTGTTCCTGCTGCTGCTAACCAAGGATAAGAAATGGTGTCATTTCTTAAGAATGTACGCAACATCATATGCGATGGGGGAACAGCAACTAAATTACCTGACAAGTCTGATGTGATACCACTTGGATAGAATAGACCCATGTATGTATTTCTAGAAACACAGCCTTCTTCGCCGGTAGATGTAGCACCAACTGCATTAGTTGCCCACGCTTGAATGTCGGTTGCACTATCAGCTAAGCCCATCGGGGTATCGCCTAAGATATATCCTGTTTCGCCACGATCCGAATTCAATACAATCATGTTAGGTTGCATTTCTGGATAGTTAGGGCTAGCCATCAAGTTAAAGAAGTTATCTTCATCCCGAATATCAGTGTTAGTGTCAATCACTGAACGCAATGACTGAACTACCATTGCTCGCTGTGCCTTACGACCCATATAAGGTGCGCCATTCGACTGCAATCCGCTAACAGACAACCAAGTGCTGGTTTCAGTTGGCAATGCCTGTCCTGGGAAGTTAGTGGTATTAAAGTAGTTTGACTTAAACTGTTTAACATTGTAACCAGAACGACGGGTGTTGAATAACAGCATACCTGTAGGATATAGAGAATACGATGGAGCATCGATATCTAGATAATCACTAGTTAGCAAGCTAACTATGGTTGGTATCGGGTCATTTGTAGGACTAGTTGTGTCGTTAGTCGCCCAACGAGCATCTGCAAATACAACACCATTTGGATTAGTTTGATCGGTATTGTCAATCAAAACCCATTTATCTTCACCATCAACTGACTGCCAACGAGAAATTATCGGATAATTTTCTAGATCGGCAGTGCTTATCCAAAGATCACCGTATACAAGGGCTGAACTGTCGCTTTGGGTAACAGGTTCAGATGCGCTTATGATTGGGCCTGCAGGATCAGTAGCATTACTACCAGTTGGTGTCGGGAAGCCGTTGCTATCATAGTTTTGATTTTTATAGCCGGCCCATGCACCATCATAGTTTACCATTATATCAACCTGATCCACAACACTGTAGAACCAATTTGCGTTATTTGCAGGATCAGCTACTGGCTCACCTTCATTTGAAGTGTATGTGAACTCTCTCCAATTACTCAACTGAACTGAGAAAGTTTGCACGGAAACAATGGCCGATGTTACTCCCTGTGTTAGACTAACTACTGCACCGCCTACACCTACTTCTGCAATAATTACAACTACGTTGTTGCTCGGGGTCGTGCCACCGTATGAAGCTCCGGGGAAGGTAACTGTATCGCCGACAGCATATCCAGTGCCATCATTGTCAAATGTAGTCGGATCAACCTGATAATAGCCGTATTCCATAGTGACATTAATGTCCAATCCTGAACCTACTCCCGTAGTAGCCGATTGAACCACTCCATTAAATACGATTGCTGAAGAAGGGCCATACTTACAGCCGTCTGTAGTGCCAACAATAAATCCTGCTGTGGATAGCATTCCATTAGTAACACCTGTTGCGCTGATGTCATTAATAATAATCACCCCACCTTCAGTGTGTGTTAATTGAATTGCACCGTCAGTAGTCACTGCAGCGGTAGTGAAGGGGATTGCAGCGGCAGACCATGCAGTCACAAACCCAGTAGCCGTAGCGTTGTCAGGTATAGTTAGAGGATATGCAGCAGATAGTGTTGAGCTACCAGGCGACGAGACAGTCACTGTTGATTGGTATGCGCCAGCCGAAAACACCGGATTAGCAACTGTGCCTGTAACTACGGTAGGACCAGTAGCAATTCTCTCCCACAGATAGACCGGAGATGGATTAAATTCACCATTAAAGGCATATTGTGCATACACACTACCTGCGGGAATAGCGCCACCGCCGGTCGAGTCAACCATTGAATCAACGGCCCAATCTGAGGGGGCCACTACCACTGTCTTGGGCGTCCAAGCAGCAATTGTTGCATTAAATTCTGAAACAGCTGGTGCTAGACCATTGCCGGATGCGCCAGTCTTAATCCATACCGAACCAGTTGGACGAGGATTTGCTTGACTTGCGCTCCATAATGGTTGCTCGGCTGAGGTACCATATTCCAATTTTGGTTGGTAGTAATCACCGACAAGAACTCCCATGTCATCAAGCACAGTGCCGGTATCGGCTGCGATATTGACAAACTGACTAGAGTCGTCATACCCTTCTATCTGCGTACCAAAGATACACAATTTACCATCTCGTACTGAAGCAGTCAGATATTTCCAGTCTAGCAAGTTGATCTCATTTGATACTGACCCCACACTACCATTTCCGCCGCCATCGTCTGGAACGGTAATTGTTACCGGAACTTCATTGTTGAGAGAAATAATGAATGTATCTCCTGCGTTCAACGTGGGCAAAGACTCAGTGCCCTGTACGGTCGGCCAATCTGCTTTCCATGCGGCGACACCAACCGCAATCCATGCGTTTGCAGTTGTTTTGTAGAAATATGTTCTTGATGAGGATGCTGTGGGAGCAGCAGTTATTTCTAATGCATTTACTGCATAGTCACCAATGTTACCAATACTTGCTAATGGAAACCCAGCTGACAATTGTGCGGTATCAGTAATAACTATTGGAACTTGTCTAACAAACTGACCTGTTGTAGCATTGAATTGATAAATGCCCCACTCAGTGGTAGAAGTATCTAACCAATATGTACCGGTAGCTGGATTTCCAGTTGGACGACCTGCCTGACCTACAAGACTTGCTAAATCAATATCTGCACGAAGAACATAACAACGATTAGTAACGCCAAGAACTGAATAAGCTGCCAATAGCCCATATTCATTAAGCTCATATCCTTGGATAGGTGTTCCGTTAGTTGTTGTGTAGAAAAACGGATTGCCATATAAACTGACAAGATCACGTTGACTAGTAACTTGGAATAGTTTGCCCGCATTAGCTGCCGTTGTAGCCGGGGCCACTCCGGTACCAGTCGGATCAGCTTTGTTTTGTGCTGTAGCCAACACAATAAGTGGGACAGAATTAGTTGGGGCTGGAAGATACTGACTCTGATCGATAATAGTAACTTCTACGCCTGGTGAGGTTAATGCCATTTTATTTTCCTTTAGTAAGATTATGAGGTTTACAACCTAAATGCATAGTAGTATTTAGCATTTACTATGAAAAAAGACGCCGTAACGGTGCCTTCGAAGGTTGGAATAAAATAAATACATCTATGAGGCCCATATGTAACTATTGTAACAAGAACGTTTGTGCAATAAACTACATCCGTACAGGTATCACTCACTATCGTAGTAGATGTGATGAATGTGGCAGGAAGAGGAATAACCTGAAGCCTCGTGTCGCAAACTGGACCAAGAGTGGCTATAAGAAAAAAGCCACGTGTGACATATGTGGCTTTAGGAGTTTATTTACAACACAAACTACTGTCTACCATATTGATGGCAACTTAGAAAATATTGCTCTTACAAATCTAAGAACAGTTTGCTTGTGTTGTGTCGAGGTGGTGAAACGAAAGGAAGTTACTTGGAAACGAGGGGATTTACAAGTTGACTAGTGACTTTATCTGAGAATGTAGCTGGTCCATGGTACCATTATTATCAATATAATGGTCATACTCTAGCCCCACACTACTGTATTCACTAGCGTGGACCCCAATGCTATCCAAGACAGATTTAGCCCGCATCCATTCTTCGCTATTTGTGGGGGCAGTATTGTACTTAACCGCACTAGTATGCCAGCCAGGTCTATCACCTCTTTCGACCCTAAGTGTGATGCCGCCTACCTTTTTAATAACATTTATTTCATTTGCAAATCTGCAATCAGTGATTACAATGTTATCGGATGTTTGACGGATCTTATTCTCTACACTTGCTACCCAAATATCAGGGTGAAATCCATCACGACATACTTCTGTGCCCCAATATTGTAGAACCCAACGAGGGGTAATGTCTATCCCCAATCGTTCACTCCACCAAATATCTTTTTGTTCTCGCCACGCTCTACTTGCTTTTGTGGAACCTTCTAAGTATTCTCTATTCCAACCAAATACTGCGGCTACTGCATCTTTGAGTGATGCTGCAAAACTTACTCGCTTAAATCCGTGATAGATAGTCAGATAGTCTGCAATGGTGTCCTTACCCGATCCTATCAACCCAGTTACACCCACAATGGTCATAAAAAAACTCCTATCGTATATTATACTATAGGAGTTTGTAAAAGTAAAGAGTTTTAGGTTAACCTTGGATCCATGTCAGGGGCTGTGAAAAATCCACATATCGTTTTAGTTCGTCAATAAGTTGTTCCTGCAAAGCCTTAGATTCAGCTTTCATAGCAGCACCATTCAATGATGTACCACCAGATGGTCCGGCTATTGTCGCGAATTTTTCGCGAGCTTCACCGATGATGCCTTTAAGAACAGCAAATATATAATCACCAATCCAAACGCCGGCACCAGGATCTTGCAACAATACTTCTTCGGTGCGTTGAACATCTGCCCAAATTAAAATTCTCTCGCCAGTCCCCTTAAAGTCTCTAACAACTCTAAGCACTTTGGTGACAGGATCAAAGGTGTAATTTACATAACCACCGAACATTCTTGCAGCTAGTTCTACATAACCTGCGTAAAAGTCATATGTTGCCATACCGCCGGTGCCGTTATAATTCAAAAGATATGTGTTAAGAATAGCACTAGAGAATGGGTCAAATGATGAGGATGATGGTCCGGTTTCAAGACCTACTGTTCTTCTAAATAAACTTCTTACATTGATGAATTCAGAGGGCAGGGTGTACGTATCCACATTTTTCAAAACAGTCATCAGTGTATAAGATTCAGCCGTTGAATTTTGTGCCCGCTGACGATATACCTTAATAGTATAGTTGTACGCTGCTTGATAATGTTGCGGGTCTAACTCTAAATCAATAATACCATCACCTAGCCTATACCTCAGGTTAGTGAATAAAGATTCCTTTAATTGATCTAGGGTTAGACCATTGGGAGTGTTAAGTATGTTTGCAGTCATATTGGGTTACCTGATAGTATTGTATTTATCAGGTGTACGTATACGGCCGTTGTTCTTTCTATTATTCTTAGGAATAAGGCAAGTAGATATAAATCCACTTGCCAAAAATATCGGATATTCTTGAGGCTCTTTCGAGGGCAACGATGAATTTAGTTATTAAAGTGGAGGATTGACTATATCTCACTAACCCGAATTATTCGGGAAACTACCATATTCGCTGTTATGCAGGGTAATTATTCATCAGGTATACCCTACCAGCCCGCGCCCTCTATTGCTATTACTATGACGCGGCATTCTTTTCAGTGTCTTTCGACATCACAACCATTAAGATATAGGAAACACTACTGCACAGAGGGCAGGTATTTAGGCATCCCGTGAGGGGTAGTCCTATAAATAGGGAGTTGACTTTCTCCTATCTCTACCGTCACAACATGGATTGAGGACGGATTATCGACGCTTTCGAGGTAGCGCACACCTTTTAGTCAATGGGAAAGGGCAGAATTAACAGCCCAATCAAGTGTCAGATATCGCCTTCTTTACGATTTTCTGACCAGAATGAGTCAAAGTTACCTCCCGGATACCGAGATTCTAGTTTCTTAATGTTTTCAAGAATAACGTCATCGGGATCCAAGTCGAGTGCCCTACAAGCGTTGATCCAATACCAAAAGATATCACCCAATTCTCGCTTAGCGTGAAAAACATTTTCTTCGTTCAGTGGCTTACCCTGAAAGATAACCTTCTTCCAAATTTCAATAAATTCACCTGACTCTGCTGCTAACCCTAAACACGCAGTGAGTAATAGAGGAACGTTGACTGATGGGGTAATAGATTCACTGAGTTGATCACATTGGTTGATAAAAGTTGTGTGATCATTGCTCGGCTGACTGGTTACAGCCGCAACAAAGTCTTTATATTTGTTTAGATCGATGCTCATACTTTTCCTATAAAATCTTATTTTACGCTATTTCAGCGCAATAATCAAGCGAATAGGACGCCGTGGCAATGGGCTCCGAAGAGCCCTTTTGAGTATATTAGGACTAAATAATAGTGTAACTCGCGGCTTGCAGGCCCAGTTACTCTAAAACTTTACGGGAGTATCAGCATGACTATTTATTCACAACAGAATCCACCGATTGAATTTTACACATACGCCTATCTCCGGACAGATGGCACACCATATTACATAGGCAAGGGCAAGGGAAAGAGAGCATGGAGTCATGGTAAGAATGAAGCGATTATCTCACCGACTGATAACACCAGGATTGTAGTATTAGAAGCCGGTCTTTCTGAAGTCGGTGCATTTGCATTAGAGCGTCGATATATAAGATGGTACGGGAGAAAAGATTTAAGCACCGGAATTCTAAGAAATCGCACTGCCGGCGGCGAAGGGGGGATCGGGGCTGTTCAATCCGATGCAGACAAAGAAAAGAAAAGAAGAGCCGCATTAACGAGATGGGCTGAAGGTAGAGGTCCAGATCCAAAAAAAATATCTATTGGTAAAAAAGGAGTAATTCCAAAAAATCACCCATCATATTTCGGAAGCGATCATCATAAAAAAGCAATGATTAAAAAATATGGATTTGAAAATCCATCTCTTATCCCATCAGTTCGTGAGAGTAAGATTGGATCAGGTAATGGTAGATTTGATCATAATAGATATGAATGGCAAAATGTAATAACAGGTGAAATCATTGCTTCTACCCGTTATGACATGATACACGCCCGCAATCTTAACAAAGGTGAAATCATTAAAATGATTAACGGGAAACGCATATCAGCACATATGAATTGGGTTTTTGTTAAAAAGCTTTAAGAATAATCATATTATCATTTGTCCTACCATTCGGGGCTGTTGCTACCGTGTTAATTTCGTTAAAGAACTTCCGCGATGCCGGCTTACCTAACTTCAAAAATTCCTTAACTTGCTCACCGGGGCGTCTTAGTGTTTTACTCTGACTTTTATTTGTGTCAAAGCCGAGAATTGTTGTGCCCTTCACAGTGAAAGTCTTGCTGTAATCGTCGGCAATGTAATGTATTAACTTACGTTTAGCTGTATCAAACAACCAAGCTTCTGAAGCACCGTGTAGCTTGACTGGGCTGATGCTCACTAGATCCAATTTCATCGCTACATCCTTGAACACCTTCAGGTACTTCAGCTTGCTTACTGTCTTTTCAACAGGAACAGCCTTCACTTTACGAGGTGCTCGGGCCACCTTCTTCACTGTAATGTAGCTTGACAGATCAGTCAACACCAACTCAGTAAACTTTAGGATATTCTTTAGTTGAGTCTTAGAGAATCTCGCATAGCCCTGAATCAATTGAGCATCTGTGCCGTCTAGTACAGTTTGAAACTCATCCTGTTTTTTCTTCCACACCTCAGTGAGAATGCTAATGTGCTGTGGCATCACGTTTTTTTTCGCTACTTCATCAATAGGACGAAGGTTGTGTTTTGTGGGTGCTCCAAGTTGGATGAATTCATCAAACAGGCCCTCAATCTCACCCGCTGCTTCTCGGGCACGTTCCCTCATAATTTCCTGAACGTTAGGACGGTTCGCATCAACAACTTCTTTCTTTGCCCCACCAGTATTACTAGATTCTTTTATTTCGGGCGCACTTACGGTCCTGAGCAACCTAGAAATCTCATTTTGCAATGTGTATTCTTCGTGTTCATTCAAATCTAGTCCCCTGAGATTCATCCTAGCCAACCAACATAGGGTTAGACTTAGCTCACTCTCATCTACTTTACCCATTGTTTTTGCATCAGCAGTCCGATTGCGTAAGTCTAGATACTGAACCAATAGGTCTTTTGCTTGTTTTTTACCATAGAACCGATGATACCAAGAAAAGCTTTTAGCCAAAGTAGAGCCGCGTTCAGCGGGTTGTATCGCAAACATTGGTTCATCGCCCATATACTGAGTATCAGGATCGCGAGGATTCAACGTTTTGACTAGGGAAAAGTCAGTTGCTGACTTCTTTGCTGCTTTTTTGATCATAGATGCTCCGAAATTCAAGTTGTAATAGCATTATATATGATTCTCCATTTATTGTCAAGCCTATTCCGATAAATACATTATGCTTCATACACCCCAAATAGCTTAAGGAGGACGCCGTGCCCCGCCTATCACTTTACCGCCCAAATAAACAAAATGACTATCGATTTATGGACAGAACCATATCGGAAATGTTTACCGTTGGCGGCACAGATTTATACATTCATAAATATCTAGGGCCAACAGATCAGGGTCCATCCGCAGATTATACTCAACCACAGTATGACGCCTTGAACCCAAACAATATTCAAGATTTGCTATTTTTAGAAAACAGAGATCGAACATATGCTCCCGATATTTATCGGTTGCGTGGGCATTACAATGTCCAGAATTTAGATTTTGACTTAAGTCAATTTGGTTTATTTTTGAACAATGATATTATTTTCATCACTATCCACTACAATGATATGATTAACATTGTTGGGCGTAAGTTAATGGTAGGTGATGTGTTAGAGTTACCTCATTTACTAGATTACAATCCATTAAAAGAAACAATTCCGGTAGCATTGAAACGCTTCTATCAAATCACTGATACAAACTACGCAAGCGAGGGATTTTCTCAAACTTGGTATCCACATATATGGCGAATTAAATGTGAACCATTAGTCGATAGCCAAGAGTTCTCACAAATATTGGAAGCCCCTATTAATCTAGATAACTATCTTGGATTATGGGAAGCTGGTAAAACATACCCTGCAGGGTATGTAATTACATATGGTGATAAGAATTATCTTGCATTACAAGATGTACCAATTGGAGCTGATCCTCCGGATCCCGATTATTGGCAACTAGATACGGCTGATAATTTGAAAGATATTCTCGCCACCTACAATCAAAACATTAGTATTAATGATGCTGCGTTATTAGAAGCTCAACGCATTGTACCTAAAGCAGGCTATGACCGCAGCAAGCTTTATATCGTACCAACTTACGGCGAGGATTCAGGAAAACTAGATCAGCCAGCGCCACCTATCGATGTCATTACTAGTTATTCAACCGCTAGTGGTTCTGTCGTAGGCAGTGTTGTGATAGTGAATAATCCAAACTTTAAGAATCCCAGTCCCGTTATTCAAATCAAGCAAGAAGCGTTGACTAGTATCAAGGATAATACAATTGCGCCGGCTGACGTATTACGCAAGTTTATAACAACCAGCTTGCAATTAGTAAAGTTAGCTCCTGAACGAATGGGCTCAGGTTCCGGGCCAGTTACTGGTGAGACTGTCATAGCTTTAACTTCTCTCGGAACCATTACAGGACCTTACGGTACGGCTGACAACACCTATGCAACTGCTGATCAAAACCCCGAACTACCCGGATTTACGGGAACTATTACTTCGGTCATGGACTATCGGGCTGATTGCGATCCAAGATTTCAATATATTGCTAGATCAAGCCCAAGATCATTTGGATATACTACTGGTTATCTAGATGGCACCGATCAAGCACCAAACGGATTCCCAACAGGAGCTGGTATTGCATTCCCTGCAAATCCAGTAGTAGGGGATTATTTTTTACGCATTGATTATTTCCCTCAACTGTTATATCGTTGGGACGGTAATGTATGGGTTAGAATTTCTAGTAATGTTCGTACTGAGACAGGATTCACTGCTAGTAACACCTCGCAACTATCTGGATTTATTAATAATAGCAACGTTACTGTTATGACAAATGGCACAACAGTACCACAAAGTCAGCCTCTATCAGCTATTCTAAAGTTAGCTCCGGACAATTTGCCACCAATACCCTGATATCATAAATACATATAACATTAAAGGTAACTAAATTGGCACAATTCTTCTATGATAGCCAGGTCCGTAGGTTTCTGATACAATTCGCTAAAATTTTCAGTTCATGGTCTGTAACTAAAGGTAAGGACCCGGCGGGTAACAACATTTTAGTTAGAGTGCCTATTATGTACGGTGATAGTAGTAGACAAGCATCTACTATTATCGCAAAAAATAGCGCCAGTAATTTACCTAGTGCACCTCTAATTTCATACTACATTACAGGATTGGAATATGATCAACGTAGAACACAAGACCCAACTTTTGTCGATAGAATAAATGTACGCCAACGCGCTTACAATTCAGAGACTCAATCGTATGAACAAATTCAAGGACAAGCATTTACAATTGAACGGTTAATGCCTGTACCATGGACACTGCGTATCACAGTTGACTTTTGGACTACTAATTACAATCAAAAACTAGAATTAATAGAACAATTAGGGACATTGTTTAATCCTTCACTGGAGATACAAAGCACTGATAATTTTATTGATTGGACATCATTATCAGTAGTCTATCAAGATGGATTAACTTTTTCTAGCCGCGTGATCCCGCAAGGTACCACTAATCCTATCGATGTGATGACTTGGAAGTTCTATATGCCCATATGGATAACTACTGCATCGAAACTTAAAAAGATGGGCGTTATTGAAAAGATTATTGCTTCAATATTTCAAGGGACTGCGCTACAGGATATACAGGATGAAGACCTGTTGTTGGGCACTAGACAAAAAATTACACCGTATGGGTATAAATTATTATTAGTAGGAAATTCGTTACAGTTATTGCCCGCTGATGCTGCCTTCGATCCACCAAATACCACGCTAACTGACCCACCTGCACCTAATACAAGTTTATATTGGTCTAGTTTATTAAACGTATATGGTACGTTACGGCCGGGCATTTCACAAATCTGGTTACAAAATCCATATATGGATACTGAGATAGTTGGTACTATTGTACCTGATCCGTTAGACGACAGATTTTTAATATATAACATTGACGCCGAGACCTTGCCACAAAATACACTTGAACCGGTTGATAGTGTAGTGAACCCGTTATTAACTGGTCCTAACGCAGGATTGCCGGCTGCTATTAATGGCACACGTTATATTATTGTTGAAGATATCGGGTCTGACACCACGACAACTGTAGCGTGGGGGAATTTAGTTGCGTATTCTAATGATATTATCGAGTATGATTCTGTGGCAGGCGAATGGTTTGTATCTTTTGCTGCTAATGAGACAACCACTGTAGAATATGTTACCAATCTTACGACTGCCATTCAATATCGATTTATCGATGATACGTGGATGAAATCAGTAGATGGGTTTTATGCTGCCGGCGACTATTCAATCGTTATCTAATCAATGACCCATACCGCCGCCGGGGTATTTTTTCACTCTACTGCTACCAATCGATATCTATATCTCATGCGTACTGACGCTAAAAATCCTAATAACTGGGGAATACCCGGTGGTAAAATAGAAGGTGATGAGACGTTATTAGAGGGGATAGAAAGGGAATGCAATGAAGAAATCGGATACTTCCCTAAAGAGTTAAAGTTAGTACCCATCCAAAAGTTTGTAAATCACGATTTTACATACCACACCTTCTTTTGCCGAGTCGAGAAAGAATTTGTTCCCATATTAAATGATGAGCATTGTGGGTATGCTTGGGTAGGCGATAACCAGTATCCCAAACCATTGCATCCAGGCTTGTTCAACACTGTGAATTTTGATGTAGTTCAAGCAAAGCTAAAGATACTTACAAAAAAAGAGACCTAAGTCTCTTTTTGTTATTTCAGCAATTTTGCTATCGTGTCGAAGCCGAGACTTCCGATCACGATGCCTGCCCCCATCATCATCCATCTCCATTTTTCCAATGATAATATCTTTTCAGCCATTGATTTATGGGCGCTAGTACTTACGTCCTTCATTTCTTTCAAAATAGCGTGAGTATCTTCGGTACGTTTTATACTAGAGGAATTCATATCCTTCAAGTCCTGTTTAATTTCACCTACTCTATCTTCGATGTTTTGCACTTGGACTTGAAGGACGGCTACGTCTGTTACTGGATCTTGAGATTGTACTACTCTAACGGCCGACATAATACTTTTTATGCGTTAGCGATTGTTACAATCGGATAAGGCTGCGCGTTCGCTGCGTTAGCAGCAATTGCTGTATTGAATGTAGCGAATATGGGTGTCGCATTACCAAATACAATATTACCTGTAGCAATTGGGCCAGATGTAGCAGTAAACAACTCACCAGTGTGGTCAGACAAGCTTTGAATATTCTGCGTAGCTGAGTTAGCATAAGTCGCAATAACGCGCATGGTGTTTGCTGTTAATGCAGTGTTCGCGGCAACGTTGGCCATGAAGCATTGAGCTGTCAATCCAGTAGTTGCACCAGTTACTAGATACTTCTGTTTACCTTTTTGACGAACAATGAAACCTGCTTCATTTGTGGCATATATATAAGGTAATCCAACTGCATTTACTAATGATGCTGGGCCTGCCAAATATGCAACCTGTTGTCTTGCGGTAGTCGCTGCTGTATTTGCAGACATTTGAACTTCCGGTCCACCTATTGAGGTTGACACTGTAAATGCATCAGCATTTGCAATATTCTTAACAAAATAAGTTGTTCCTGCTGCTAAAGTACCGATGTTAGCAATAAACTGAACTGGTTTGTTAACGGTTAAATCAGTAGCATCCGCTGATGACACACCAATGATATTGCCTGTTACAACAGTATTTGCTACGGTCACATCTATGTTACCGGTAGATGCGACAAAACCAACAGTTGAGTAATCAGTAGATGTGCCATTAATATTAGCTGTACCTACTTGAAGTGAAGTATCTGCTGGCAAGTCACCATCAAAATTAGTATTGGCATCTCCGAATACTAATGCACTACCAGTAGACGCATATATTGTACCAGTTCCAGACTGCCCAATCGAGACACGGGTTAAGACCTGCGGACCATAAATACCGGTATTTCCGCCGACCACGCTGTATGTATTAGCAGATCCGGTTGGGTTGTTGAATCCACTATCAACTACCCCGACTGTCAATGATACTGTAACAGGGCCGGCTGCAGACAAGTTGACCGGCGTAGATGTTGGATTTGCATTTAATGGTGTTGAAGATACTGTAAATGTATTAATACTTAATACCTTTAGCACCCAATACGTTGTTCCACCAACTAAACCACCGATTGATGAGGCCGGTACGAATGGCATGCCGGCAATAACGCCTGCATACTCTGGATTATCTACGGTAGGCTGACTAAGATTCTGACTGACAGTAACATAATCTCCGGCAGCATCAGTATCGGTTAATGTTAAGATAGCTTGCGCTTTAGCAATTTTTAGAGGACGTCCCATTTGATTTTCCTTTGAGTTGTTGTGAGTTCCATTTCACTACGCAGTGGGTACTGCATAAACTCCCCGAATGAGAGTATATTATGTATTTATATAAAAACGTATATTTTAAGAAGTAGGTCCACCTGTTGCCGGAGTAGCGTTAACACCCGTTGTACCGGTATTAAGATGAGTAGCTCCTAATTCAGTAATAGTGAATAATGTATTTGCGCTGGCTGCACTTAGATAAGATACAATATTACCTTGACCAACTATAACACTATTAAGTATTGTGTTTGGCGGAACCAGTTGACTATTAGCAGTTGCTACTGTATATGCTACCCCATATGGATTGTATCTAGTATTTGCGCCAGCAATAGCTACTGCGGCATTTGCCGTTAATGTTAAATGTGTATTATCTACTATTGTTGAAACAATTCCTACTGAATTACCCGCAGTATTACCTAACCAGTAGCCTACTGCTAATTCAGTTGTAAACAACGTACCCGACCCAGTAACATTTGGGCTAGTTGTGGCACACGTTACAGTGCCGGTCGCTGCAACATTAGGGTAACTTGTTGTGTATTGAATTGCCGCATTAGAAGTTGCAATTCTTATTTTATCTGTGGCTATGTTTGCAGAGACTGATGGGGTTGCGCTGTTTGCTGTATATGCGTATGATGCCATTTTATTATTCCTATATTCTATTTATTATTATAATCTACCGACGGCAACTTCAATTATGCCTTCACCGGTGAAGTCTACTAACGCCTTTCCAATCACACTGCCCATAATGGGCGAAGACGCTGGTCTTGCAAACCCATTACCACCTGATATAAGCATATCGCCTTTACGAATTGATCCTCGCACCTTGCAAGGAACTCTACCTTGTAACGCAATAGCAACCACGTGCTCACCTACACATTGTGAATTCATAGCATAAGCAGGATTTGTAGATACTACCCCGGCAACTCTAGCAGTGGAGTCTTCGGCTATGGTAACTTCTTCCAGGCCGCCGAACTCTAACACTGTACCAGCCGCATAAGGTGCGTCAGCAGTATAATACTCTGCTAAGTCAGCGTATGTAGCATTTAATCTCGACCCAGCAGTTAATGACCAGTTGCCCGTTATGCTTCCTGCAGTAATATTGGCGCCTGTCGTTAATGTAGTGAGCAATACTGTCCCTGATACATTAAGCGTACCTGTGACGTTAGCACCAGTACCAGTTACTACTATGATGTTTGCATTACCTGCGGAGCTGATGTTTACATTACCATTAACTGCTGGTATACCAACATTTGAGGTGCCATTAGCGTGTACACCAATTAAGTTGCCGGAAGTAGTATTACCGGTTACTGATAAACTAGACAGTGTCCCTACTGAAGTAATATTGGGTTGTGCAGCAGTGGTGACAGTACCCGCAGTAGTTGCGCTAGTAGCTGCTCCACTCAAAGCACCAACAAAGGTAGTTGCTATCAACGCACCATTAGCAATATTAGCCGAGAAACCACTATTTGCTGCGTGAGCATAGTTACCTGTAATGTTACCATTTACAAATATAGGGTAGAATGTGCCGGTAGTTTGTGCGGTAACCACTCCGAAATCAGCGACATTCGCGTAATTAACATTAAGATTTGCAACTCGGGTGGTGCTAGTTACTGTGAGTGGTGCTGTACCAATAGCAACATTAGATACCAAGAAACTAGCTGTTATATTGCCTGCTGTAGCGAAATTACCACTAGTAGTTGTACCGGTTACTGATAAGCTAGATAGTGTACCAACTGAAGTAATGTTGGGCTGCGCTGCTGTAGTTAATGTGCCCGCATAAAAGTTTGAGGTAGTTAAGTTACCAAGATTCGCATTACCTGCAGAGATATTCCCAGTAACAACCAGCGATGTTAGGGTACCCACCGATGTGATGTTGGGCTGCGCTGCTGTAGTTAATGTACCGGTAAATAGCGTAGCTGACAATGCTCCTGTTGCTACATTAAATGATAGATTTGTGTTAGCTGCGTGTGCTAAATTACCAGAAGTAGCATTACCAAACAACGGATAGAAAGTACCGGTAGTCTGTAAAGTAACCTGTCCATATAATGATACATTGGCTGCTAAGTTTGCCACGGGGGTTGTACTGGTTACCGTGAGTGGTGCTGTACCGGTCGCTATGTTTGAAGTTAACCTAGAAGAGGTTACTATTCCCGTGGCATTTAAGTTGCCTACATTTGCGTTACCATTGATAGTAACGAGATTGGTATTATAATCCCAAGTAAAATCAGAATCCCCATCCAATATGTTATTATTATTGAACTGAACCATTGTATTAGAGCCGCCTGCAGCCGTCGTTCCTGAGCCGCCGACAGCAGAAATAACCCTACCACCTGTAGCATATACTGTGCAGGATCCACTCGCAGTAGTGAGACTAAAAGTAGTCCCACCCAATGTTTCAGAAATAGTAATCTGTGCACCGGTGGGTTTAGTTTTAACATAATATGTTGTTCCTGCCACAATTTCGCCGAACGTTGTACCTGTAAATACGATAGGATCATTAACAGTGAATGCTGTACTGCTGACAACGGCAATAATATTGGTTCCCACTGTGGTCGCAGTTGCAGTAGTGTATGGGAAGGTACCGTAACCACTAGAATTCACCGATACTGTTAGTCCAACATCAGTATAAAGAGCAAAGGTATTAGCGGTTAATACATTTGCGTAATAGCTTTGTCCATTAACTTCTGTCATACCAATGACACCGGTAATGGTAATATCTGAACTGTCTACAAAGAAATTGTCTTGCGTTGTAGTGACAACTGCCGGATTAGCTTGTGTAATGTTTTCAATGTATGCAGTAATCGTAGACTTTGGAGTCCAAGCTAGATTACCTGTACCGTCTGTTTCTAACACATATCCAATAGCACCACCGTCTATTTTGACATTAGAAACATCGCCCAAGGTAATCAATCCACCTACATTGCCACCACGATTAGTCCAATTTGTTCCGTTAAACGCTAGTACCTGTCCATTGGCTACGTTTGGACCGTCAATGTCTAAATTACCAGTCGCGCCTGATATTTGACTAAAGCTAATATCAGAATAAGAAGTTAATACTTCAATATTTTCATTCGGGGTCGTTTTACCAATAAACAACCGTTTAGAATCCGTTGCCCAACCAAATTCAGCTTCGTCAAGCTGTGGCAGGTCAACGATATTACCTGATCGCTGCTGTATTTTCGAAATTTGGATTATGGACATAGATGTAATTTCTTTATATTACATCTATTTATCATCAAACCTTAAAGGAAGCGCAAGTAATATTGTTCAACCCTTTTAAACCATATATCTGTATATTTGTCAAATTCCGTACCCTCAACTATAAATTCCTGATATTCATTATCTGCCGAACACATAAAAATCACACCCTTATGGATGTTAGTCCCGTGAACCTCGTTATGGGCGTTAGCATAAGCACATAGTTGTACAAAATAATCTTCAATCCATTCACGCTTTTTAGGTTTGTTGGTTTGCTTATGATCCATAATAGCATCTGCACCATCGTGTACTCCAACCAAGTCCGTCGTGCCTGCATAGATTTTAGGAAAGTACAATGGAACTTCAGTACCCCAAAATTCAGTG